CAAAATTCCTTCTTTTCCATGCTAATTGATTTTTTACACCAATTTTTCTTTTTGTTTCTTCTGTAAGAATTGCTCCTTTTCTCGAACTTTTTCTTCCCTTCGTTGCTTTGCTTAGATTTTCTTTATGTGTTATAGTAAAGATTCTCCCTTTCATACTATTACACATTTTTTCTCTGAATATCGGATCCTTCCATTTTTCTTTCATTATTTCAGAAGAAGCAAGACCTATCTTTCTTTTGTGATCTTCAGAAAGTATTCTCTTTTTTCTCATTATTTCTTTTCATAAACATTCAACCCGTTTTATTTTTAAGTTCAATCCCTTCCTTTCCACTTGCTCCGGTACTTTCGGAAAGGATAGTACCCGAACAAGATTTAAAGGATTGTCCCCGTTGATTTAAAGAGTCGGTTCACTCCCTGGAGTCAAAACTCCACAAAGTTAAAACTAACTGCCACTAACAATAGACGCGTATCCGGTTCTCCAATCTCCCCACAAAATCTCTCCTCTCCAATCCACACCAAAGTAAAGTTTCTTCCTCATAAAAGAAGATTCAGTACCTTGAGTGAGACTAGTGAATCGAGGATTTTGTCGTAACTGGAGAATCAAGGGTTTCACAACACGGTTTGTGTCAAAAACATACCAGTTATTCGTGTCAGTCAAATAGTCATTCACCAAAAGATCTAAAGAGCCTTTCAATACGTTTACTGCTAATTTTGAAGGATTAGCTTGTGTAGTCACTTCAGGATAGTAAACAGAATCTAAGAGTTCTTTAGCTTCCCATTCCAAATCAGTGGGAACGGATAGTAAATTCGGTCGAACGTGTGCTGGTTTGCCTTTGTCGTTCTTGAATTTTCTCATTGCTGTGATAGCAGCTTGTAAAGCAGTAGCACTTAACGCAGTCGAACCTTTATTCGACTGAGTGCCTGAATCACCTTCTGTGTGATTCGTAGCAAAAAATGCTTTGCCATCATAACAAGAAATAGTAACACCTTCGTAAATTGTGCCCGCAGTACCAGATGTACCAGCGCCTTGTTCAATCAAAGTGAATGCTAATTCATCGAAAAATCTAGCTGCTTCAGTCGCGAGTTCTTGAACCCTGACATTGATTTGACCGTACTGTTCATCTTCAATAGCGTTGCGATCAACAGCAATCGAAGATTCCCAATCACGATTCACAATGCTGAAATTGTGTTCAAGCATACCCTGAGGTATTCTCTCATCTTTCCATTCATGCATTTTTGGAACACCACCCAACCAAGGGTATGTTTCCGTCGATTTCGTAGAAGCAATAACAGTAGCTAATTTTTCATAATCTTTCGCAGCAGTCTCATACGCTTTCATGAACTCAGTCCTCATTCCGGCTAGTAATAACTTTGGTATATCACCTTTTGTAAGCATAGTCTATCTTATTTTGCGTAGCCATCAATCCTTAATTTGATATGAGAGCTATCGACGATACCAACACAGTAACCACAAGCAACTGAATTTGTTGAACTTGTTCCTACCGTTTGGTCATCATGAATGTACATTGCGACAGTCAAATCAGTCTGTACTGCAGTAGCTTTAGCATATTGGTATACTCCAACTTTATTGATTCTAACAGAAACAGCGCCATCAGTAGAGCCTCCAGTAGCAGCTTCAACTGCTACTCCCAAAAAGATATAACCAGAACCATCAGTGCCTGGCTCTGCATATCCAGTCCCTTTGTCAACGAGGAGAGCTCCTTTATAGATTACTGCGCTTGCTTTTACTAGAGTGTCAACAATTTGCCCATCTTGTCGTTTTGCTTCGTAATTTGCAGATAATGCTGTCATAATATTTAATTCTCAATGTTTCCTTAAAAGAGTGTCGATTTCTTTTCGTCTTCTTCTTGTTTCTTCAATTCTTGAGCGTATTTCCAAGATTCTTTAACTCCCTCATCAGAAAGACCCATCTTGCCAAAAAATGTTTTCACATCATCAGGCATGTTATCTTCATTATCTTTTTTGTTGTCTTGTTCTCCGCCCTGTGTTCCGTTTTCATCAAAATTCACGATTTTCGGTTGTCCTTTCATGAATTGTTCAAATAACTCAGTGAACTCGACCTTTTTATCACCAAGTTCTAGAACTTTTCGTGAACGGTAAAGCTGCATGAAAGCTTCCTTTTGTGCAGGAATAATTTTTCCTGTAGAAAGGTATTTTTCATAAGCTTTCTCAGCATCAGCAAGATCGACTTCTTCTGATGCGTTTATTTCAACTGGATTTTTATCAGAACCATCTCCAGACTTCTCTGGATCTTCTTCTAATATATCCATGTTCAAATCTTTTTTAACTTTCTCCTTGCAAGTCTTTGCTGCTTCAGCCATAGTCTTTCCAGCTTTCATTTCAGTTCCGATACAAGAAGTATAAGCATTTTTAGCAATGACATCTAACTCTGCATTTGTCAAAGCTTTGCAAACTAAAGTGCCATTCTCATCTTTCATCGTGCCTTTCTCGCCAGAATCCATAGTACATTCATCTCCTGCTACTGGTGCAGATTTTTTCAACTGTAATTCGACAAAAATTTCATTTACTCTATCTTCAGTGATTATTTTATCTTGAATGTTTTTCATAGTTTCTTCGATTGATTTATATAGACCATTAAAATTTGGTTTCTCGTCTTCTAACTGAATAATTGGTCTATTTGCAAATTCTTCAGCTAATGGTATAAAGCTTCCCATACCTTTGATATACGGTTCAGAAACTAAAGCTGCATGAAGAAGAGTAGGTCCCGCGAAAGTGTTTGTCTTTTTATTTCTGTAATTCGGATCAAGACTAGCAGAAACACATTTAATCAAACCTTTTTTGATTTTTTCTGCAATCGATTCGTCTTTTATTTCAATTACAGCATCAAGACCTTCTGCAGTCTTTTCTAAAGTAACGATCTCTCCAGCGTTCTTCGAAGGGTCGTTTGTGTGTGTCAAAGGGACAAATACATTTTCGATCACTTTTTTCTTGAAATTCTTGATTATATTATCGATTGTTTCATCAGTGATATTAAGAATGCCTCCATCTGCATCCCAATGAAACCATTTGCCAATCTTCAAAATCTGTTTTCTAAATTTGTTTGTCTCATTTTCTTCTGCTTTTGTTTCGTTCTTTGAACTCAATTGGAAGACTGGTCTAACATCAGATTCGTCAGAAAAATCAAAAATTTTGTCTGTTTGCTCAGAACAAGAACATTCGGGTGTTTCTTTCTTTTTCTTTAACAATGCGATCGCATTCTCAACGATTACTTTATCTTCAGAACCTAATTTACCAGAAATGATTTGCAATTTTACAGCTAAATCTTCAATATCATTTTCTTGTTTCTCGATATCTTTAACGATATTTGCGATACCTTCTCTCAGACTAACGTCTTCTTTTCCTAATAATTCGTTTAATTTTTCTATCAACATACTATTTTTAGAGCTTTCTTGAGATTCTTTTAAAGATTTAGCTATATAATAGCAAATCGTCTGTGCCTCTACATTAGCTGGCACTGTCGCTAACGAAACCTCAAAAAGCTCTATATCATTAACTTGTGTAAGCTGACTAGACCCAGGTTGTGCTACTTCCGGACTAGTCACACGACCTTTAATTGAAAATTTACTGATAATACCCTCTTTAAGTTTTTTCCATATTTCTTCTTCTGTTTTTGACAATACAATCTTAACAAAAAGACCGATATCATCGACAGATGTTTCGACTACTTTTCCAATCGGTCTGTTCATATCATGATTAAACAGAACTGTTGAGTATTTCAATAAATCGTTTTTAGCTTTTTCTAACGCAGTCCTGGTGATTTGCATATCATCAGTGTCAACATCGAATGTTGACGCATAGCCACAAACAACTCTATCACCTGATTTGACAGTAGATAAAGCTTTGACTATATCAAGTTCGAATTTGATGTCTTTAGTCATACATGTTTATATTTTAATAATACTTATATTTTATTACTATGTAAAACTTAGTTTTTAAGAACATTTCTTTTTTCTTTTTTTCTTTGTTGTTTGAAAAGATTCTTTTGCACTGGATTCTAATAATTCGGGAATATCAGAAGATTCTAGATCTTTATGAATTTGTTTAAGAACTTCATTTATTGCACTATGATACGCGATGACTTCAGGAAGATTCCATTCTCCAAATTCTTGCCCAGCAGATAATTTTCTGTATATAAGATGTAAACAAGAATGATCATTATCAAGATCTTCAACATTTGAAGAACGAATGTCAAAATCTACACAGTCTTTCTTTAGTTCAATGACTTCATCCATTTCTATCGACTTTTTTATAGCAGGTTCAAAATGTCCACTATGCGAAGCACAGTGTGTTTTTGCTTTGCTTTCAGTCCAGACTTTTTTGTCATATCTAAAACTTTCTGTATCAGATTTTCCATTAGATTTAAGTTTGCCTACTAATAATGTTAGACCTTCTTGTTTTGTGTGTAATGTTCTGATAGAACCATCTTTGAAAAGACTTGGTTCTAATAGTCGACAACTATGAAAATTTTGAAATGGCATATTATTTTTCTTTATTTATTTGAGCAAGAGCAAATCTTTTACCCATAGCTTCGAATTTTTCTAAAAAATAAGTATCGCCTGAAAGAGAAATTGCTTTTTCTTTGACTTTCTTTTTTACAGAATCAGGAGTTGTCTTTGCAGGCAATTTTTTTGTATCATAAATTGCTTTTTTTCCAGATTCAAAAGCTTTTAATGCATCTTGCTTGTTTTCGACTTTTACCTCTAACCCAAGATTAATCGCTACTTCATCTGCAAGCTTAGAAGCAAATGCTGGAGTAATGACAGCAGCAGGATCTTTCTTGATAAGTGTTTCAAAGATACTCATTAAGAATTGTTTAGCAGTATCTTGGAGAGGCATTAATTTAATTTTAGGATAACTTCCAGAATTGAAATTCCAATCTATAAGAGGAGCTACTGCCCATTCATTCAAAGTATCTTCCATTGATTTCATCACCGATTGAAGCATCTGAACAATAAAAGAAGACTGAGTATCATATCCTCTACCATAAGTATAGTTATAAGTTGACTTCGTTCCCATCTGTGTAGCTTGTGTGAGAGTTGACAAAGCGATCTGAGTGTCATGATGTTCGATCAATTTTAGAACATCATATCCAGTCGGAGAACGATCAATATCTAATTCAAATCCAGGCGGAAGAGTAATTCTTGAATTTACTCCGATTTGTTCTACAGCAGTTTCTGCTCTTGAAACTTCTGCTTCAGAAAGAGGTTTTCCTATTTTTAAAATTTTTAAACCAACTGCATCGATTTCTGCTTTCTTATGAGCTAAATAATAGAGTTTATGTTTTTTATCGTAATGATAATAAGCTGCTTTTAAGATTGATTCTCCATAAAGAAAATGTCTTTCTTTTTGAAAAGTGAACAAAATACATTTTTCTGGAGGAATATTTACATTCACCGATTTTGTACCAAATGTAGCAGTCTGTCTACAACCAAGAAAACCGCCTTTTTCGTCTGCTCTTAGTTTTAAAGTAACAGAATCTCTTGGAGCTAATTTTTTCCAGCCTATCAGTCCTTTATGTTTTCCATTTTCGATTATCTGTGGTACTTTTTCATATAAACGAAATCCTTCAAATATCGCTCTAGTCATGTCTGCGATCACAAAAGGCAGAGGAGTAGACATACCACCAGAATATTGAGGACCCAAGAAGACTGCTTCTATAAAATCTCTTTCTCCTTTATCATTTTTTCCAGGAATGATTTTGATCGGAGTAGATTGTATAGGCATTGAAAAGAGTCGAGTAATTGCTCTGATAGTGCCATCATTATTCTGCATTGCAACATAGTCACTTATTGTTAGATTATCTGGACTCTCTTCTTCTTGATATGTTCCAATAGTAGTTTCACTTCTTACACCTAACTCTTCTATCATGTCTCTAAGAGACAAGACTTCTCTATCATTGCTTTTCTGTGTTTGTGCAATTGGTGTTTTCTTCTTACTTTTGAAAACATTAGTCACGAAAGAATAAAATGCCATAGAGTTGAGATTACAATATTATTATATACATTAAAATGCTTACTGTAAAAAAACTTTTTGAAATCTGTTTATCTTTATAAATAATTTTTATAAAAACCTGTCTTATATCCAACCCAAGTGTTTGGACTGTCTTTGAAAATTTTCCAAAACCAATCGAGAGCAACAGAAGGATTGAAAGCAAGAGCATCTGATATTTCTGGCCAAGCTTTATCATTCCATTGCGCAATACCTCTATCCCAAGATTTATAATTTATGACGACATCTTTGTTTGTCAATGTTCTCTTTTCTCTATCTAAAATATATTCGATATCAGTGTTACTTTCAATCAATTTATTTTCTCCGATAAAGACACCGCTTAGTGCTTTTTTATTTATAAGATTAAAACAGACAGTATTGCAGTCAAGATGACTTTCCCATTTTAGAGTAGCTAATCCATTTTTAAAAATTTGTGAAGTTTCAACTACTCCATATTTTTTTGCTTTATTTTTAATAAGTTGCAAAATCTGATCTGGAGTAAGTAAAGTGTTTAATTGTCTTTGAATAAAGAAAAGCTTAGAGAAAAGTTCTTTAAGAGTCTGCATAATATTTTCAAACATAATTTTTATAAAATTCTATAGTTTTCTGAAGACCCTCTTTTAGAGGAATCTGGGGTTTGAAATTCAAGAGATGTTGAATTTTTTCTACATCAGGGAAACGATGTTTAATGTCGTTTCTCGAAGGTTCAAAAATAATTTCTAAATCTTTATTAGTTATAGATATTATTTCTCTAGCTAAATTCAATATTGAAATAGGATTTCCTGTTCCGACATTAAAAACTTCACCATTTGTTTTTTCTGTCTCTGAAGCTAAAATAGAAGCTTCTATATTATCATCAATGAAAACAAAATTTCGAGTTTGTGAACCATCACCATAAATAATTAGTGGTTCGTTTTTCAAAACTTTCTTAATGAAAATACCTATTACAAAACCATAATCACTAGACTCTTGTTTTGGACCGTAAACATTAAAAAATCTCAAAGCGCAACCAGGCAGTTGATATTTTTGCCAATAAGCTTCAATCATTTTTTCGCCATAAAGCTTAACTACAGCGTATGGAATTTTTGGATTAAGATGTCCATCTTCTTTCTCGGGAATTTCTACTGGTTCGCCATAGACTTCTGAAGAAGAAGCAAAGATAACTTTAGGTTTATTATATTTCAAAGCGAGCTCGAATATATTTCTAATCCCAATGACATCATTAAGAACTTCGATTGGATTTTCAGCAGTTCTTTGAACTCCAACTATAGCAGCATAATGAAACACTTTATCTAGATTGTTGTTGTTAAAAATCGGTTCGACGTCAGAATATACATTAATGTCTCCCTGGACAAAAGACAAACGATCTTGAAATTCTTTGATGTTTTCGAGACTACCAGTGCTTAGATTATCAAAACAAATTACTTTATAGTTTCCTTTCAACAGTCTCTCGCATAAATGAGAACCAATAAATCCAGCACCGCCCGTGACTAAAATTGTTTTTTGCATGAAAAATTTCATTAAGTAAAGTATACTATACATAGCTTATTACTTTCAGTGTAGTATACTTCAATTAAATCATTCTCTTTATAGTTGCGTCAAATCTTGATTAGAAGTTAATTACTCAAAATAAATAGATTCAGCTATGCTTTCTGATTGTTGTGTTTCGCCAGTTTCAAGATATTTCTTTTCTGTTGGTGTTATTGGAATTTTTGCGAATTTTTCGTTGAACTCTAAAATTATTTTTCTAATCCTGTGATGAAACCATTTAGTATTTTCTGGATTATGAAAGACCTTTCTCATCAAATCTTTCAAACATTTTCTTTGTTCTTTGTCTGAAATTGATGCATCAATAATGGTTAAAATTTCACCCATTAAAAACTCATTCGTTTCAAATATTTCAATACTTATGAGAGATTCTAATCTAATGATTGGATTTTCTTTTGACATGACATTTTACTTGACTAAACTTGACTTGACACAACTTGAAAAAGAATGATTTTGGGGGCTAAAATAATTCTTGCCCCCTTTTATTATTGATTAGATTTCTTAATTTGTTTGACTCTTTGCAAAATAGAGATAGCTTCGTCTAAATCAGCATTTTTAAAAAGCAAATGCCAAGCTTCGTGTTTTTTCTCAAATAGATAGAGAATATTCTCTGAAGTATTTCTACCGCCCTGGCATTTATTTTTCAAATGATGCTTCGTTATCTTTTGTTTTCTCTTTTGCAATATTAACACCTACTCTGTTTTGTGTTCTTCGCCTATTTATAGTTTTCAATCGTCTTCTCAATAGCATCTGTCTTGTCATTGTTTAACTCCTCTAATAATAGTTTCTTCTCTTGAAAGATTCATTATGCTCCTTCTGCGATTTTAAGTTGTTTGTTAAGATCATCTGATCTAATTGTTGAAATGTAACTTTTAATTTTGCGCCACTTTTCGATTTTAATTTTTCCGCATTTGGGACATTTTCCAAGTTGAAGAGTTATGTCTCCATCATTTCTTTCTTTTTCGACGGGAATACTTACATTACAAGTCATACAAAACATTATAATCACCTCTAATCACTAGTTAGATTGTTAAAGATCCAATAATCTTTATGTCTTTAGCTTTCTTATTCTTTGACGTATTAGTTATGATTATCTACACAAAAATTATGTTCGTAAACAACTGCTATATATTTACATATTGTTTTTCTAGCTTTTCGCGCTCACATGCAAAAGAGGTCCTATGAGGGCATAGAATGTCTCATTTTTTTTATTACAAAACACATTAAAGTTTAGCAAAGGAACGATATACTATGAAACAAAGAATATGTTATGTGAATATGTTTTTATCAGAATACAAAACAAATGATTTGTATATGTGTTAAGTCTTAGAGAATCAATCGATATCGCAATACGATAAACATTCTTAGCAAACAAATAAAAATCTGGATAGAAAAAATAAAAAAACTTTTATTATTTTATAGAGATGAGAGAAGATATAACGACGATTAAACAAACAAATAACTAAACATCTTGAACGAATAATATACAACGAGGTGTCTTGAAATAAACAAAAACATCTATGACTGTGTGCAAGACGAAGTGTTTTGATAGAGCAAGGTGTGTCTTATCTTTTCAAGTTTGTCTTATTCTAGAGAGTTCTATAATGAAAAGTGAATGTTAAGCACACGATGTAGAACACTGTTAGAGCTTAGCATAATAAAACACTTGATATAACCTATATGTCAAGATATAACCCAGAAAAAAGTTTTTCATAACATTGAGTTATATTATTATAAAACTCAGAAGTCGCGCTCGTTTGACGCAGTGTAGTCAAAAATCTAAATCATAGAGCGTCGTAACGCGCTCTCTAAACGCTCAAAAAAACAGAAGATGATGTATTTTATTAAGATAAAGCTCACTAGTCGCAGTCGGTAGAACGCTATCTAACCACTTAAAAAAGTAAAGATGAGGTATGTCATATCTTTTATGTTTGTCCTATCTCTAAATCAAATCTAGATTAAGTTTTTCCAAACGCTCAGACGCGGTGATAGAGCCATGTGCAGGGCAAAACATGATATAACCATCCTCTTAATAAAAAACACTCAAGCGCAGCGTGTTTCATTAAAGTTATTGACAGTTCTACTTTTGTGCTATTTACAGATATAGAAGTATATGGTATAATAAAATAACTGTGTCAAAAAGACAAAAGTTATTAACAGCCTTACGTTTTTAGGCGTTTACAAGGTGGTTGGATATGGTACAATAATAATGTAAACAAAATCAGGCCATTCTACACAAACGCCAGTCCATCGCCTTAAGGAAGACGTTTAATCAAAATCGAAAGGCTAGCAAAAACGTTATTACGTTTAATGAGTAGAACTTTAATAATTTTTCTGGAGAGATATTCTGGAACTCAAACCATAAAATAAAAATTTTATGGAAAAAACAATCAAAAAAATAACTTACAAAAATGCTATTGAAATTAGCAAACATATCACAGACATAGAAGAGATAGAAGGAGTGCATATCAGTCTTGAATCTTCAACTGCGTCAGCTAGAATTTTTAACATCGCATTAAAATTAGCGACAATGGATTGGCAAGAACCAATCATTGACAGAATTGAAGAAATGTTAGATTCTAGACTTTTAGAAATCGCAAATGGAGATTATTTTATCATTGAATGTCAAAAAATCAACGGCCATCACTGGACTGGAGGGATAATCGCAAAAGACGAAGAAAGTGCTAGAAAGTTATACGAAGATAATTATAAGAACTCAAAAATTCTGAGTATAACAAAAAAAGTTCAAGAAAAAAGTTAAAAAATAATTTGGTTTGAGTTTCAAAATATCTCTCTAGAAAAACAATCGGGACTATCACTGGAACAATCCCCAGGATAGGGCACACGAACTCGGTTGAATAATTAAAGTGTGTTTAATCAGTGAGAGAATCTGGAACTTAAAGTAAAGTTCAAAATAATTATGGACAAAATTACTTTACAATGTCTCTCAAAAATATGGAAGAGATTCTATGTTTTAGTCAATGACGAATTTTGTGGTGAATTACAGATTGAGCCAGAAAAAGTCGAAGAGCGATATCAATATTTCGCAAATGGTGAATTATCATTTGCGCCGTCTCTGAAAAAAATCAAAGAGATAATTACTCTTGATATGATACAAAGAGATAGAAAGTTATTGAAGCCCCCATTTAGCTATCAATGGGAGATCGCAAAAAACCTAAATTAACTTTAAGTTCAAAAAAAATTATATGATAAAAATAAATCAATACACAAAAATCCGAAGATTCTATGCAGTCATCGGATTTGTAGTTTTTTGGTTTTCAGTTGGTGTTATGATTATTGAAGCTAGTCACTTCGTAAAATAACATTTCAAATTTTAACCGAACTAAACTTTGAGTTTCAAATTCTCTTACTGAAAAAACACACGAGAGTGTATAGTCGGCAAGAGATTCTGGAACTTAAAAATCTCAAAAACCGTATAATAGTTATTAACTATAGTACGAAAATTCCATATAATAGATAGTTATTGTCTTAATTATAATATCTATATACGAAAAAAATCCGTATAGTAGTTATAATATAGAGATATAACTATATTATTATATGGAAATTCGTATAGATTCTATTATTATATAGCCTAATCTGAAGTCGAAAATTAAGTTTCAAAATCTCTTGCTAGCGAAAGCACAAGTGAAGTGTGCAGTTTCAGAAAGTCTTCTTACAAATCGCTGCAAGAATTTTTCAGCCGTTTCTGGAGAAAAAATTATCAAATTAACGACAAAAAAATCAAAGCGGCACAGAGTCCGAATGCTGATTGGAGTTATTCGTTAAGAGTGTTTTTTGATTAAAAAAGAGAGATAAAAAGAGATAGTCTATAGATAGTATATCTAGAGAGTCTCTTAGAAGTTATTCTAGTTTATCTTCGGCCAAAGTTAGAGGTGGTTCTATTATAACCTTAAAATATGGTTTTTGTAGTTCTATCAGCATCTTAATTATCTAACGGCTTAAAAGTTCTTGCAGTGTATTATCGGGAGGGCATTCTGGAACTTGAGATAAGTTCTAAATAAAATTATGACAAACAAAAAAACAAACGATGTATCAATTACATATAACATTTTTGCAGATGATAGAATTGTAAGCAGCTTTACAATAACTGGAAAAGATGAAGAAGAATGTCAAGATATCGCTAACGGTCAATTCGAAGATTTTGTAGAAAATCTTAGATTAGAGCAAGAGTAAACAATTTCAATAACAATTTAGAACAAAACTCAAGTTTCAAAATGTCCTTCTGATAATGTTAGAGGAACATTCTGGAACTTGAATTGAGTCAACAATAATTATGATAAACACTAATGAAAAAACTTTAACTTTAGGTATCGGCACAATCTTAGTTCGGAAATGGGGTTATTCTATGATTCTAGTTGACTTCTATAGAGTCATTGAAGAGACTGCTAAAACAGTCTTAGTTCAAGCGCTTGGTTCAATAGAAACGCCAGACGGGTTTCTAACTGGTTATGCAATACCAGACAAAAATAAAATCTTATTGAAGCAAAGAGTAAGTGAAGGAGAAAACGAAGAAGAACGTCTACGAATCTACAAAAAACAAAAAAACAATGACTGGCTTCTCATCTCATCGAAGAATGATTATAAAAAATACTTCTCAAAATGGGATGGCCAGCCAGAACATTACGATCATTGCGACTAAAACTTTAATCACTCAATTCGAGTTTCAAAACGTTCCTCTAACTATCGGAGAAGCATTCTGGAACTTAAAAGCAGGTCAAAAATTCTATGAATAAATATCAATTGACTCTAAGTCATATCGATGACTTAGAAGCAGAAGATGAACAAGATGCAGTCAGACTGTATTTTGAGTTGATACAAGATAATACAGACTTAGCAAACTTCATCACAGAAAATCTTAAAATTGACAAAGCATTATTGGCTAGTCAACTTTCAGAAAAAGCATTAGATGAAGTTCTCGAAAAGTTTGCTTATATCAATGTTGAAGACACTCAATGGGCAGAAAGAGGCGACACACGACTCTTCGATGTTGATAAATTAGGTTTAGAAATTGACGTAAATCAAATGTCTTGGCAACTTGATTATCCTCATAGACAACTCTATTTTACTACTTCTCACGATGGAAGTGGAAATAGAGAATTAGGGATTGGAATTTCAGATATAAATAAACTCGTGCGAAATCTTAAGAAAGACTTAAAACTTTCTGAAAAAATTGCAAGAGCAATGAGAAATGGAGAAATCGAATTGTCTTTTGATACCAGATATTTTGGTGGCGGAGATGGAAAAACTTACTTCAACTTTGAAGATAACACCAAGAATCAAATCACAGATGAAGTATCAGAATTAGATGAATCTTTGCAAGATTGGTTTGAAGACAATGTCGTAAATTGTATTCTAAGTAAATTGCAAGAAGAATATGACTATCTTACGTCGAAAGAAGCAGTCATTGAAACATTAGACGCAAACGAATTTTTATTTACAGAAGATGGTCGTCAGCTGTAAATAAAAACAAAAATATAACTTACTTGCTTTTAAGTTTCAAAACGCTTCTCTGATATTGAGTAGACAATCTGGAACTTAAGAACAAAAGTTCTTAGAAAAATAAATGAAAAAAATAAAAACATATAATGTATCGTGGAACGAAAAACACGCTGTAGTCATTGACGCAAAAAATGAAAAAGAAGCAAAAGAAAAAGTTCTAAATGGTTGTTTTGGCTCAGACGACTCAGTAGAGACATCTGAAATTGAAGTAGAAGAATTAGTGAAAATTAAAAGTCGTTCAGACGTTTTAGTGAAAAAAGAAAGTGTTTGTCGTGCACAAATCATTGATACTCTTCTCCAGCCACAGATTGAAGCTTTAGAAAGAGAATACTTTGAGAAAGCTGATGAAGAATTAGAAGAAGAGTATGAACTAAATTTCGGCGAAGAAATCAAAATCGTATAAAAACTAAAAACTAAAGTTTCTTAAGTTCCGAGTCGTCTACTCAAAAAGAAGAAAAAGCTTAAACTGAAAAAGAATTGGTAGAATCAGAAAAAAGTTCAGTCTAGAACGCTCTCAGAACGCTGAGGAAAAATAGACTTGAGTATTCTATCATTATCTCTGAGCTACTTTCTGAGACTTAAAGTTCTGGTCATGATAATTTATGAAATTTATAATTACGATCCCTAAACAAAGTTTTATAGCTGAAGGAGAAAATCAAG